CGTTAGCTTTAAGGGCAGGGCAGGTAGATTTAGCGCGGCACCACTGGCAACCCTTTTCGGACGGCACATACAGCTCGGTGTCGTGACGGGTCAACTCCGCAGCAAATGCAACTTCCGCTGCGAATCCCATCAAAGCATCCGGCGTAGTTGTCCACTCCGGTGTCGCATTCAATCGCGGCTGGACGATTACGATGCGTACCGACTTGAAGTCATAGCCGATCTTCAACTCATCGTAGGCTGCGGCCGCGTACATCTGCAACTGCTTGTTCTCTTCAGCTTCAACCAACTTGAAACCGAACTTGGCGTCAACCACGATCAACTCGTCCGGCGCGATGATGACTGCGTCGGCCGTGCCGGCTGCGCCGTCTTCATGCGTCATCCAAGCGATCGGCAGACGCTGCTCGACAAGCAGCTCGCCGCCGGTAGCGTTGACAATGTCTCGGACGTGGTCGACGTACATCTGCACGTCAACGGCCTGCTTCGCGTCAAGCGTCAAACCGGTTTCTGGGTCATGCCAACCGATGTATGCCCACGCGTCCGCGTTGTCGCTCAAACACATGGCCGACACGGTGTGCATCATCGTGCCTTCATTGGCATTATCAGAGCCACTATCTTTAATGCCTCTGGACAATGTCACTGAACCCGGGCACGTCATCCAGCGCTCAGCGCTGCTCGGGCCTAATTCCGCGTGTACGGTCATGCTTGCAACACCTTCAAAAACGCCGCGTAATTTTCTGGCTTTAGCTGCGGGCCTTTGGTTGCGTTGAAACGGGCTAGCGCATCGATAGTCTTTACCCGGTCAGTTTTAAACGTAGCAACGATGGCCGCTGCGACTTCCGCGTACTCAATCGTCGACGATACAGTCGCAGGCGGGGTATCGGGCGTGACCGCAAGAGCTGAAAAGTTTATAGTGGCCTCCACTGGCTTTGGGACTTCAGCTTCTTCCCCCTCGTCCATAACGACTTTGGTAAGTTTTACGCCCATAGCTACCGGAAGCGCAACCATATTAAGCGCCCTAGTCATGATGATCATCGCTTCGGTATTTCGGTCTAATGCTTGTTCTAAGCTCATGTGTGTATCCTAGTTAAACGACAACAAAATTATTGTCGTGCCGCTATCTTACCGCCCTTTTGCAAGCTTCGCTGTAACTTTTTAAAAATAAATTGTTGTGAACCACAAAATTGTGTTGTATGATTCAACCCAGCAGCGCTTTTGCTGCATAAACCGGGGTACATACATGAACTGGAACATCTTCAAACGCCTTCGCACCATTGACGAGACGCAGCTAGCACACGCGCTGGCCATCAGCGCTCTTCTTAACCGAGTTAGCACACTTGAGCGTAAAAACTTGCCTGCCAAGGAAATTGTCGAAATAGCTGCCGATAAGCTACTCAAGATTCAAGCCTATCGCCGCGCCTATTACCAAAAAAATAAGGCTGAAAAGGCCGCATTGAAAGACGCAAAATGATCGAGTACCTCAAGAGCTGGTTTCGCCGCAAGACACCCATGGAAGTAATCACCACTGAGCTGGCCGAGGCCTATCTGGCCAAGCTGCAAGGCGAAACAGGAATGGATTACGCCAAGTCCATCGTCGACTACAACAACGCCAAGATCAAGCGCCTTGAAGCGCACATCAGCCACTACGCAAAGAGCCAAGCATGACCACCAAGAAAATCCAGACCTCAAAAGATCGCGAGGCTAAGGTGCTACGGGTTAATACGTACAGTGTGACCCACGCCATTACCCCATCGAAGATGCCCAAAGCGCGTAAACCGGTCGCAGTCCTGCGCGACTCTAGGATTGCGCCGTCCGCTGGTGTGAAGTTTGATGACCTCTTCAAGCGCGGCATCTACAAGACCGGCGACGGTGAGACGGTGCAGCCTCCGCGCCCGGGGTCGCTTGACCACTTGCAGTTTAAAAGCCGGGGATTCTGACGTGAAATTGCACCCACACAGCATGTGGCTACAGGGGGCTATTTTGGAAGCCAACGCCCTGCGCCATAAGACTTACGCGACTAATACGGACAACACGCCGACTGTGCTGCTGTACCTGCGTGACCACCAGCCTTGCTCTGTGTCAAATATCCACGAAGCTACCGGCCTAGCCGTCACTAGCGTTGCCGCAATTATCGGCACCGGTGTGCGCGCTGGTCGGCTGCGGTTCACTTTGGAAAAGGTAGCGGGCCAGCCCCGCAAAGTTAAATTTTATTCGGAGGTGATATGACTGAGGGGCATACGATCAACACAACCCACAAGGTTGCCGTTTCCAATGATGTGTACTGGCAGCCCATCGAGACGGCCCCGCGCGGCGTTAAGGTGCAGCTACTAGGAAAAGGGAATGTGGCCACTTACGGCACGTATTTCGGCGATAAATTTTGGACACACTGGTGTCCGCTACCAAAGAAACCAAAGGAAACAACATGAACGACGACGACCTTGGACTAGGGCTGGCAGCAGTTTTGCTTATTGTCATTGTCAGCATTTTGCTGATTGGTCTATTGAACTTGGGCTACTCACTGGGGGTACTGATATGGGGCTGAAACACGCAGAGCTAATTAAGGCATGGGCTGACGGCGCTGATATTGAATCACGAATTGGTGATGGTGAATGGGTTTATAAACACAAATTGATGCCTTGGTACGAGGATTATCAATACCGCATCAAGCCAGAACCGAAGCCTGATGTTGTTGAGCAATATGTAGCAAAGGGGCATATCAAGTACGGCGGCGTTCGAGTGGCCGAGCATTGGGAAAAAGAAAATCTCAAACTCACCTTCGACGGTGCGACAGGCAAATTGAAATCAGCGGAGGTGCTATGACCAACGCATTTAACTGGCGGCAGTACACCACCGAGGAACGTGCAGCGCGTGGCGAGAATCCGGATGCGATCAATGCCTCGCGCCGCCGTAGCCAATCGGCAGCTAAGGCCGTCGACCGTTTGCGCGTTAACAACCCAACTTACGGCACCGTAGGGGTATTTGCAGTAGGCAATAGCTCGAAGAAAGAAATACGATGACTAAAGACGACATTATCAGGATGCTGCACGAAGTGGGGTATCCAGACTACGCAAAAGAAGCAGACCCAAGAGTCGTAGCCTTCGCCCACCTTGTAGCCGCTGCCGAGCGTGAAAAAGCTGCGGTAGTTTGCGAGTCAACTTGCTGGACGGCTGATATTGACGAGTGGATTGGTATGACCAAACTAGAGGTATCAAGCAGATCAATGCGCGAATGTGCAGCGGCAATAAGGAGCCAGTTATGACCCGCGAAGTTTTACAACTGGCGCTTGATGCGCTGTTGGACATACTGCTTGAAAGGCGCAACCCAATGCAGGAAGAAGCCATCACCGCAATCAAAGAAGTCTTGGCACAGCCAGAGCAGGAGCCTGTGGTTTTTTATTACTGCAAAAACTGTAAATACCCGTATGAAACTGCGCAACCCACTAGCTGTGACTGCATAAATCGTTCTTATTTTGAACGTGTTGAGTATTACGCAGCACCACCAAAGCGCCAGCCGCTTCGTGGAGAACAAATCTACGATATTTTTCTGAGGGAGTTGCCGAAGCTCACGCTTGGAATGGCGTATGTGCCAGAGTGGGCCATCCCAATTGCCCGAGCCATCGAACAAGCCCACGACATAGGAGAAAAACGCATGAAAAACCCTGTACGCACCCAACATGATCCGAGACCACTTTTTTCGGCAGCACCAACCCAGCGCGAATGGGTAGGGCTGACTGATGAGGACATCCACAATACGGGAGGGTATGAGGAAACCCGCGAAATGTATCGCTTTGCCGTAGCCATCGAAGCCAAACTGAAAGAGAAAAATGACTGGAATTGAACAGGCTATCTACGCCGCTGGTGGCCAGTCGGCCTTGGCGCGCGTCCTAGGGTGCTCGCAGCAGAACGTCGGCTTTTGGCTCAAGCAGGGTTACTGCCCCGCTGAGCGGGTTGTCGAGGTCGAGCAGGCCACCGGCATCGACCGCACGCTGCTGATCAACCCAAAGCTGCTGAGTTTACTGACCCCGGCCAGTCTCTGATACACTGCCTGCCGACCCCAGCTAAGCGGTGCTGATCCCACCGCCGAATGTGAACAACCCCACTGCTGGTGCGTCTTTTTGCTCTCAGGGTTGCACTAGGGTACACAATAAATGAACACGACAACCGTCGGCCCCTCGCCGACTGATACGCTTTCTGTCCTCACGCATAGCCGGAACAAGGTAACGAAGACGTGGAAGGCCGACGGTACCATCGCAGCGTTCGACGACGCCAAGTACTACACCCTTGAGACCAAGGCCGTTGACGGCATCAAGGGCTTGTCCATCTTGCTAACCGAGCTGGCCGCCAACCCCAACGCCTGCTTGATACGCGGCACGCCGGTCTCGCACGAGACGATGGCCGGGCGCGACGGCCCGCAGTACCGCCACGGCCTCGTGCGCAAGGCGCTGGACTACTTCGACGACCAGCCACTGCACAGCGTCATGATCGACGTCGACGGCTACCAATCCTTCGCGTGGGACGAGATTGCCCACCCCAAGGAGGCCATCGACGAGTTCATCACCACCCAGCTACCCGCTGAGTGGCACGACCGGCCGTACCACTGGCACCTCTCAAACTCATTCGGCCATCAGTCCAAGCTCAACGACGGCCTGCGCGTCCACCTGTGGTTCTGGCTCGCGCGCCCGCTGACCAGCGCGCAGCTCAAGGCCTACGCCAAGGCGACTGACCTCAAGGCCGACGTCGCGCTGTTCAACCCCGTCCAAGCCCACTTCACCGCCAACCCCGCCATGGAGCAGGGCGTCACCGACACCGTCGCCAAGCGCAGCGGCTTCGTCCACGGCATCGGCATGGTGCACCTCGACGTCAGCGACGAGATCCTGACGATCGCCAGCAACACCGGCGGTGGCGGCCAGACCATCCTCGACCTCGCCACCCAAGACACCGTGGCCATCCGCCTGAACGAGCTGGGGCTGGTCAAGAGCAAGACACGCGACGGTTTTAACATCCAATGCCCGTTCGACGATGAGCACTCAGGCCCATCAGCCGAGTCGTCGACCCAGTACCGGTTGCCGCACACCAACGGCCACAGCCAAGGCCAATTCATCTGCCTGCACATGCACTGCTCTGAGCGCCCGCGCATGGCCTACATGCAGCAGCTCGGGCTGGTTAACACGATAGACGACTTCGATAACCTTTCCGAGTTACCGGAGGTTATCGAAGCCAAGGCCGAAGCCGGGGTAACCGAGGCCGTCAAGGCGGCCCGGTTTATGGTGTTTGACGCGATTGACTTCATCAAGCGGGACAAAGCCTCTTGGTTTATCAAGGGCGTGCTACCTCGAGCTAATTTTGGGGTTTTTTACGGGGCTTCCGGCAGCGGCAAGTCGTTCTTCGTTTTCGACATGATGGCCGCGTTGGCCCAAGGACTAAACTGGCGTGGCCACAAGACCACCAAGGCCCGAGTGCTTTGGATAGCTGCCGAGGGGCAGGAAGACATGCGCAAGCGCGTGCAAGGCTTTTGCCAGCACTACAAGATAAACCCCGCTGACTTTGCTATGAAGTTCATCGCCAACGCGCCTAACTTGCTCAAGGTAGAAGACGTCAAGGCTTTGATCAAGCAGATCAAAAACGCCGGTGAGTTCGATGTCATCGTGGTCGACACGTTGGCTCAGGTCATGCCCGGCGGCGATGAGAACAGCGGCGAGGACATGGGCAAGGTCATGGGCCACTGCGGTGAAATAACGCGGCAGACGGGCGCTATGGTAGGCCCGGTTCACCACAGCGGTAAAGACGCCAGCCGAGGCGCACGCGGGTGGTCGGGCCTACGGGCAGCGTGCGATTTCGAGTATGAAATAGTCCGCGAGGGCGAAGATCGCGCAGCGTCTATCACGAAGATGAAGGGCGGGGCCGATGGTGGCGCGTTCGGCTTTAGGCTCCAAACAATTATCGTCGGACAAGACGAGGACGGTGACGACGAGACAACGTGCGTATTGCAGTTTACTGATTCCACGCCGGCGACCATCGCAGCGAGCAAAACGCCCGCCGGGGCTAACCAAAAGCGCGTCATGTCGGCGGTAGCAACGCTGACAGCAGACGGCACGGGCGTTACCACGCACGCGCTAGTGGCCAATGTCCTGACGCAGATACCACCGCCCCAGCACCCCAAACGCGACATACGTGCTCAGGGCATTAAGCAGGCGATAGACAGCCTAGTGGAGCAGGGTTCGCTGGTCAGCATAGGCGGCATCGTAACGCTGCCCTCAAAACCGAAGGATAAAGAATGATTACCAAGCCACTGGGGATAGCCGAGCGGTGGAAACTTATCGACGCTATCGGCGAGGAAATTATGGAACTGGCCGGGATCAACGCACGCTTGGACGTGTTAAAGGCTCGGCTGCTGGCCAACGAAAACGTGCCAGCCGGAGGCCAAATTGTTGTCAGCGGGCCGGAATATGTCCTGACTTTGTCCGTAAGCACGAAGGGCAAGCACGTTTTTGAGGCTAGAAAAAAGAAATTTAACGAGCATTAATTTGCAAACATGCTAAAAATTGCGTACAGAGAAGGATTGCACTACTGCACTTATTTGCACTTAAATGCCATTAAGTGGCATGCACTGCACTTTCTCTCTATAGAGAAAGTGCATAAGTGCAGTGCAGTGCAGCAGTGCAGTGCAGCGTGTAAAAAATTACTTGTTCAAATATTTTCAAAAAGTTGTTGCAACCCACAATAAAGCTGTTGTATAATTTCTAGACCGGAACAAACCGGCAACCTCACAAACACACACGGAGTTGAAAATGGCAAAAGTTACTTTGGACAGCGGATCGGTAGACAAGCTCGGCGTACTGCTCGCACAGATCGCTGACCTGACAAAGCAAGCGGACGCGATCAAGGACGCGATCAAGGAAGACGCATCGGCTGGCGGTGCCACCATGATCGAAGGCAACCTCTTCAAGGCCACGTACTCGGAATCGGATCGTAAGGTGTTCGACAAGGACGCCTACATCAAGTTCAACAGCCAGTCGTCCTACGAGGGTTACCTCAAGGTCAGCGCAGTGTTCTCCGTCAAAGTCACCTCACGTTAAACCCAACGCCCTTCGGGGCTTCAAAGGAAATATCATGATCCGCTTCGCATCCGCTACCAAACAGTCCACCTTCCGCTCGAACACGGCACTGAGCAACAACCAGATCGCTTTTCACGCACCAAGCGTGATGGCCTCCGAGGCCCACCACAGCCGTGGCGAGCGTTACTCGTTCATCCCGACGATCCAAGTGATCGACGGCCTGCGCGCTGAGGGTTTTGAGCCCTACGAGATTCGTCAGACCAAGGTGCGCAACTTGGACAAGGTCGAGCACACCAAGCACATGGTTCGCCTTCGCCACGTCAACGCGATCGCATCGAGCGAGGAAGTCCCCGAAATCATTCTGCTGAACAGCCACGACGGCAGCTCAAGCTACCAGTTGCTGGCCGGTGTGTTTCGCTTCGTTTGCTCCAACGGCCTGATCGCTGGCGACCTGACCGAGAACATCCGCGTTCGTCACACCGGCAACGTGGTCGACAACGTCATCGAAGGTGCAACCCGCATCTTGCACGAGACCGAAGAAGTCGTGGCCCGCATCGGCGAGTACAAAGGAATCAACTTGACACTGGACGAACGCCTGTTGTTTGCCGAAGCTGCGCGTCAAGTTCGTTGGGGTGACGAGAAGCCGGTCGAGGCCCGTGCCCTGCTGACACCGCACCGCTACGCTGACCGCAAGACCGACCTGTGGACGACGTTCAACAACGTGCAGGAGAATCTGCTAAAAGGCGGCGTGGCCGGCCGCAGCATCACCGGGCGTCGGACGTCAACCCGCGCGGTGGGTGGCGTGTCCGAGAACGTGAAGCTGAACAAGGCGCTGTGGACACTGGCTGACAGCATGGCCGCACTGAAGATCGACAAGGCCGTGGACGAGTTCGCAGCCCGTCATGAGCACGCATACCTGTAAGCCAACGCCCTTCGGGGCTTCAAAGGAGATCCTACGAATGAGACGTCACCGAGAGCATTACCCCGCCAGTGAGGACACTATGCCCTTGTGGCTAAAGCGTTGCGTGGCCTACGCGACCATCCTTTGCATCCTGATCACCCTTTTTTACTGAAAGATTCCATGGCAACCACCAAAACCCCAGCCAAGACGACTAGGACGGCCGTAGCGGCTTCGAAAGAGCCTGAGCAGTACCGTATGCCCAAAGAGGTGTCCGAGTGGATTGAGCACGCTGAGAGCCGGATTAAGTACCTGACGACCAAGGTGGCCGAGCTGAAGGACGAGAACGTGCTGCTTAGGCGAGCCAACAAGGTCATGGAAGCGCGCGTCATGGGCCAATCACAAGAATAAATTTGCAAAAATTGTTCTTGCGGGCTTTAACTTGGAGTTATAATATAGGCTCCTAAACACACACACACGAAGGATCCAAATGCACATCGTCATGTACGCACACAAGCCAAGCAAGCCGACCTTGCTGGCCGCCATCCGCAAAGCACTCAACGCTGGTGAAACATTCATCCAACTGACGTGGGGTGAGAATCAGATCACCATCGAGAAAGGCCCGCACGAGTTGTTCGGCTACGGCTGGATTGGCAAGAACGGCGGGCAAGACTTGGCCGCAACCTTTCGGATGGCAGCATGAAAACAATCACCATTCCAATGTTCGTGTACTTCAACAAGTACCACTGGGAAGCTGAAGGCAGCTACGTGGCATACAGCTTCAAAACACCGGACACCGAGAGCACGACGTTTGTCGGCCAACAGGATGTTGAGTTCAAAGTGCCTGAGCAGTACGACCCGACCGCGCAGAAGATCGCAGCCCTTGAAGTCGAAAAAGAAATAGCACGTGCTGAGTTCACCAAGTCAGTCGCCGCGATCAACGACCGGATAGCTAAGCTGCAAGCGCTGGAGTACACAGCATGATGATGGATAGGAACGGCCCGGGGGGCCGTACTGTGACCCCCGATTCGCTTTTCACGGGGCTGACCCTCGACCAAGTTATGGACACCGTTGACGACATTTGCGGCAGACCACATCGCTACGTCAAAAGCATGATCCCCGCGGCCTATCGTGCGTTAGTCCGCTTGGGTGCTTGCACAGAGGATGAGGCAATTGCGGGCGTTTCGATAGTCTTGAAACTACGCACAAAACTGATGAGGGCCGCAGCATGAAGGCCGTTATAGTCCTCACCGCGCTGGCATCGGCGGTGCTTTTTCTGGTTGATGCACCGGCAGCGGCCTACGCTATCGCACCGGTGATCTGCATGGCGATATGGATTGCCGAGAAGGTGACAGCATGATCATGTCCTACGGCAAATGGCACGCGATCTTCGAGGTGAAGGTCAAGCACTACACCGAAGCGATCTGCGATCACGCGATCAAGGACTGCCACGAGACGCTGAAGCTGCACCCGGACATGCATTCCGACGATCCGTACTGCATCAAGCTGTGGGCAGAGATTGACGCACTGCGTGAAAGAAAAATTAAAATAAAGCCATATCATTTAACTTCTTGTTAAATTACCGATACACTAGGGGCTCCTAAACACACACGCACACCCGAAGGATTTCAAATGCTCATGATGCACCTCAACAAAGGCGGTTCCGGTTTTGCTTCCCGCACAGCATGCGGCCGTGGTCTGCTTCGCACTCCACTGTCGGCAAACTGGGATGAGTTCAAGCAGACCAACCCCGAGCACTGCTGCGAGAAGTGCTTGACCAGCAAGCAGGCCGAAGTCAACGCCCGCATGGAGAAAAAAGCATGAATACCCAACAGATGAACCGGATGGTCAACGCGGACATCAGCCGCTACATCTCCACCCCCAACCTTCGCCGCTACATCGTCACCGTGAACTACCGCGAAGAGGTCGAGGTGCTGGCGTCAAGCGAGGACAACGCGATCGACCGCGTGCTGATGGACACGTCCTACGACGTGCGCGTGCTGAACTGCAACGACTTGGAGGTGCTGGTATGACTCATCCGGTTAGCATGGCAGATGTCTTTGACCAGATCGAGGCAGAGGGTGTGCAAGCGTTCCTCGCCATCACACCAGCGCAACACGAAGTCGAACGACAACGCTTGCAAGCTAAACGCGCGTACGAAGCACTGCACACGCCCATCGAGACGGATGCAGAGCGTAATGACCCTGACGAATACCCACCAGAGGATGACGAATGACCGAGCGCAAGATCAGCACCGGCTACACCGGATCGTTGAACCCAAGCCATGCGTGGAGCGCTATGGAGGAGGGCTACGACCCCGGAGATCCAGTTGGTTACGGGCCAACAGAGCAAGAAGCCATTGACGATTTAATTGACCAACTGGACGAACCGATATGACCGATCTTTTAGGCGAAGCTAAGGCGCTTGCTCGGTACCTGCGAGCGCGCAGAGCGGCAAGCGTTATAACCGACGATCAAATGATGACATTGCTTTCCACCACAACAGCGTCATTGGCGCTGCACATGAGATTGACACGGCACGAAGCCCTGAGCTATTACGCGACAACGCTGGGCACGGTGTACAAGCTGGGCGAGGAACGAAGTAAACTACCCCCAACGCGCTGAGATATGCGCTTCAGGAGTATTTATGGCAACAGGCAAGAAAATTGGTAGGCCACTGGGTGATACAGTTTACCCAAACAAAGAAGCGCTGAAAGAACACGTAGTCAACTGGCTGAGTGAGGGTAAAACTTTGCAGGACTTTTGTCGCAAAGAGGGAATGCCATCGTTTAAGACAATTTACCGTTGGCAAGAAGACGACGCGGACTTTGCGACAAGCATCGCGCACGCGCGTAATATAGGCCACGACGCGATTGCAGAAGATTGCTTGACCCTTGCCGACAAGGAGCCGCTAGAAGTCTTTGACGAAGCCGGCAACAAGCGCTACGACCCGGGCAGCATTGCTTGGCGCAAGATGCAGATTGAAACACGTGTGAAGCTACTTGCCAAGTGGAATCCGCGCAAGTACGGCGACAAGACCATTCTGGCCGGCGATGACGCTGCACCGATTGCGGTCGAGGTCAGCTTCGACATCTTCGGCGAGCTGCTCAAGAACATGACGCTGAAGCGGCAAGCTGGTGAGTGATGTAGTCGAGCTGCTCAAGGATCCGGCGGTACGCGAACAATACGCCCTGCTGCCGGAAACACTGCGCGAAGCCTTCAACTGGCGCGCGCGGTGGCTCATGGCCGCCCACGACCACCAGATAGAGCCGGCCAAGGACTGGTGGAGCATCTGGCTGATGTGCGCAGGCCGTGGCGCTGGCAAGACCCGGGCAGCGGCTGAGAACCTTGCATGGTGGGCGTGGGAGCAACCTAACACGCGCTGGCTGGTGTCTGCACCGACGTCGGCCGACTTGCGCGGCACATGCTTCGAGGGCGACTCTGGCCTGCTGTCTGTCATCCCGCCCAAGCTGGTGCAAAAATACAACAGCAGCCTGCACGAACTTACGCTAGTGAATGGCAGCCTGATAAAGGGCATCCCCGCGTCGGAGCCTGAGCGCTTCCGGGGGCCGCAGTTCCACGGCGGATGGCTGGACGAGCTAGCCGCGTGGGAGTACCTGCAAGAAGCGTGGGACATGATCCAGTTCGGCATCCGGCTGGGCACGCACACCAAGCTGATCGCGTCCACGACGCCCAAGCCTAAG